GGTATCGCAGTATCGCCGCGCATTTAACCGGTATTATGACTCCGGGCGCTATGCATCCGATATCGGAGTGGCGGAAAAATCAGCCCTATCCTTATATCTGACAGGAGATCAGCAGCTTGCGGCATACAAAGCGGGAGCACAGGACAGAAAGCTGGAGCTGGATCGCATGTCAAGACGGCGGCAGCAGGGACCGGCGCACCAGGGCGGACTGGAAAATCTGTCCCGGAATGCGACACAGGCGCAGCAGAACCTTGCAGAAAGTCTCGGAAAGCGTACAGGGCTTAAATTCATCCTGAAGGATTCCTTGGAATCCGGAGCAGTGGGTGAATACGAAGGAAAGAAAGGCACGATCCGGATCTCCACCAACTCAGAGAACTTTCTTCGAACAAACAGCCACGAATTGACTCATTTTATCAAAGAGAATGCACCAGAGCATTTCGCATCCTATCGTGATACAGTAATCAGTGCTTACCTGTCCGCAGAGGGTCAGACTCTGGAACAGATGACGGAAAGCTATGAAAAAGCCTACGAGAAACATGGTCAGAAGCTCTCCAGGGATGAAATCATGGAGGAGATTGCCGCGGACGCCACAGGAAAATTCTGGAATGATGAGGAATTTGTTCGGAAGATTGCAAGCAAAGATAAAACCGTGACGCAAAAGATTGTAGATTTTCTGAGCGATATGCTAGATGCAATCAAGAGTCTCATCAAGAATGAGCATACCGGAAGAGCTGCGGAGATGCTTGCAGAGCAGCAGGAGCTTTTCGAGGATGCGCGAAATCGCTGGATGGAAGCGCTGAATCAGGCAAGCGAGAACTATAAGATGGGTGAGACAAGCACGGAGAGCGCTGTGCGCTTCCAGCTGGCAAAACCGGATCAGGTGACAGACAAGCACATCGAAGAAAACTATGACTATGTCCGGAAGATGGACAGTGTCGCATCGATTCGCGGGGATGAGTTTAAGGGAGATCCAAAGGAAATGCGTAGCAAAATCATAGAACTGTATAATTCTTACGGAAATGTGGTTCATAATGATGTGGTAGGGGATGTTGCTTTAAGTATGCGTTCGGTTCGCAATGATCTGGCGCATGGTTATGGAGACAAAAAAGCTGCCGCTTTTGCAACGGTAAAAGATGAAAATGGAAAGGTTTTAAGATATTCGAAAGACTGGAAAGGAAGAGGATATGATTCTGTTTCAATAGGAGCAAAGATAAATATTACAGATGGGGAAAATGCAGGTCAGTATTATGAGGTATGCGTTGTAAAAGTAGACAGGACAAATCGAATGTATCTACATGAAGTGGATATAGAAAAGGCAGATAGTGTCCCGTTCAACTACGCCCAGGCCGAACCTGCAAAAAAACATAGCGGCTACAACTATCTGCCTATCTCCAGTATATTTGACAGACTGCGCAATGTCAAGAATGAAAATGTTAAATATCAGCTTGGAGATAATGAACTGGAAGAGACAGATAACAAGGAGTTGGTAGCTATCCATAACCTGTCAGAAGAAAAGTTGCTGGAAGACTTAAATCTTGGCGGTTTCCCGGCTCCGAGTATTGCGGTCACTAAAACGAATGTAGGTCACGATGGATATGGGGACATATCAGTCGTGTTTAGAAAAGATACCCTAGATCCCAAAATAAACAAAGATAACCATGTGTTCGGCGCAGATGCATATACTCCGCACTTTCCTCAGGTGGAATATCAGCTGAATGAAAAAGCAGTTAAAAGCCTTGCTGATAAATTGGAAACTTCGGAAAGCTTTTTGGAAGCGAATTTATCAGACAAGGGTTCATCCAAAGCCATGGTTCAGGCGCTTAAAAACATGTATCAGGTCAAAGAGGCATTTATAAAAGACCAAAACATAAAGCTGGAAACGAAATCTAAAGAAATGCCGCCGAGAATGTCAGTGAGCCGCCATGAAACGGCAGCGGTAAAAGCATTTTTGAAACGGGAAGATGTAACTTTCGATAAGGTATTAAATGATTCAAATTACCGTGAACAGTATCTTGATGCGGTAAGCGGTACGAAACTAAAAAGTGTGTCTGCCAAAAGAAAAGAAAAAGTAAATATGTGGTTGGATGAATGGAAAGCAGATCCGGAAGAGTATGTGAAGAAGAAAGCAGAATTTGAAAAGGATCAGCTGGTAGCCAGAGGAAAAGCGGAACCGGAGATTGAAAAGGAAAGCTACGGAGAAAGCGTAGTGAGAACGGCTGGGGAGCATTCGAAAGAATTTGATTCTTATGCAGAAAAGATGCTATCACCTCTTCTGGGCGATAAATTTATTCGAAGAAATACGGATAATTATAGGTCAGATGGTAGCAGGAAGAGTTTTTCAGAAACACATCGTCCATATACATTGAATAACATTACAGAAACGATGAAGGAAGCAGGAATTAAAAATGCAGAAGGTGGATTCATGGGGCTTACAGGTGGACTTGGTGAGCTTCGAGCGGCTATTTCGCAGGAATATACGAGCATCGATGCAATTAGGAAAGATAGCGGGCGAATTCAAGATCTTTCGGAAGTGGAGATTAAACAAACGTTTCAGAAATCGGAAGAACTGATATCTAAAATAACAAATGCCCTGGCGAAAGGAGAAAATGAATTTTCAGCCAGAGATAATGTGCTCACAAATCTCGTAGAGGCGTTTAGAGACAGAAAAACTGAAAGAGGTATTCGCTCTAAATTGAGGACTTATTATGATGTTTCAGATGCTACAATGTCAGATGTCATGGAGCTGCGTCGGGAACTGGCAGGAATCCCTGTAAAATATTTTGAAGCCAAGCCGATGCGTGGAGTGACGCTGGACGAGATTGCTGCCGTCATTCTGCCGACGGATGCCAGCGATAACCTGAAAGCCCGCTTAAACCAGGAAGGAGTCAATACGATTCTTTATGATCCCAATCTTCCGGATGCCAGAAAGAAGGCGATCAGTGAATTGAAGGATGTTCGTTTCCAGATTGATGATTCTGATATGGACATTGATTATGACGAGGTGGTTCGAGAAAACGGTGAACTGCGGAAGATCAACGAAGAATTGAAAAATCAGCTTGTCCTCACAAAAGATTACACACCGAGAAAAGAAGATATCCGTAAGTATGCCAGAAGCCTGTTAAGAGAATATAATTCTACTTACTCACAGGAAAAACTTGAAAGCAACCTGAGCCGGTTTTATGAGTATATCCAGAAAGCGGAACGTATGGACGCCCAGGAGCTGGCAAACGTAGCAACGCAGATAGGCCGTGCGATTCTGGAAAAATCACAGCAGACGGATCAGGAGCAGGTAAAGGTCTATAAAAACATCCTGCAAGATATCAAGGGCACGCCGATTTATGTTCCGGAAGAAGTTCGAAATAACCTGGATTCCGAGGGCGGATATAACAGCTTCCGGAAAAAATATATGGGACGGATTACGTTTCGGAACGCCGGTGTCAGCGTAGATGCAGCATACAATGAACTGGCGGGACTGCATCCGGATCTTTTCCAGACCGATATCATCAACCCGACAGAACAGCTTCTTCGGATTGCGGATGTATTGGAAGAGTCCCGTCCGAAAGTGGAAAATCCTTATGGTGCTGATATTGATGAAATGTCCGTTTTTCTTGGACAGGAGATTCTGGATAATAAAGCAAATATCAGAAACATACCTCCGACATTAGCAGATAAGATTTTTGCGAAGGCGAATCGAACGGAGCAGGAATATATCGCTAAGAGAAAAGAATACGAACAGAAGCTGAGAGAATATCGCGGGAACGTGAGGGAGCGCGAACAGGGGCGTCAGGATAAGAAACAGATCATTCGTGACGTCACGAAAATGCAGAAGTGGCTGCTGTCTCCGACGGATCGCGATCATGTTCCGGAAAGCATGAGAACGGCCGTTGCTAAATTCCTGTCTTGTGTTGACTACAGTTCCTCTCGTTTAAATGCGGATGGAAACGAAACACAGCGCACCAGAGAATGGAATGAGGCAAAGAAGGTGTACGATACCATTCTGAAAAACAATGGTGTCCTGAAAGGAGAAACGAGCGATATATATGTTGAGGTCGATCCGGATCTTGTGACTAAACTGGACGAGCTCCAGAGCATGGCAGAGGGAAAGAAGATTGAAGACTTTACGCCGAGAGAACTTCGGACATTGAGAGAGACTGTGTCTGCAATGAAACACAGTATTGAAGATGCCAATAAGATGTATACGAATAAACGTTACGAAAAGGCGTCCGAGGCAGCAGAAAGCACACTGAGAGAGTGGCAGGGGCGGAAGAATAAGAAAACCATTAAAGCGTTGAGCGCGGCGGATAAATTCCTGCAGGTGCATATGCTGGACAGTTTCACGGCGTTCGATCGTCTTGGAAAAGCAGCCACGACTGTTTATCAGGGGCTCCGCGATGGCTTTGATACTAAAATGAGGGACACACGCCTGGCGCAGGAATACATGGAAAAACTGAAAAAGAAATTGGAAATTGGCGGAAAGGAAATCCAGGAATGGACCGGCAATAAAGCAAAACGCCAGACCTTCCAGGTATCCGGCGGAGAAATCTCTCTGACCCCGGCGCAGGTCATGAGCCTTTATGAATTAAATAAACGTCCGCAAGCTAGGGAACATCTGTATAATCAGCTGCGGGGAATCCGCACACAGGGAATTGAGAGGGAGGTCACGGTAAAAGGTAAGAAACTTTTTAAAGTTGTGGAGGCAAATGTGCCGGTAGCGGTCACTCCGAGTGATGTAAAAGCCATCACAGACACTCTCACACCCAAACAGAAGGCGCTTGCGGACGGGGTGGTAAGTTTCTTCACAGATCAGACGGCAGCCTGGGGCAATGAGGTCAGCATGACCTTATACGGCTATAAAAAGTTTAATGCTCCGAATTATTTTCCGATTGTGGTTGATAAGAATGAGATAGCCAAAACGAATGCAGATGTCAGCCGTGATATCCAGACATTGAAGAATCTCGGAATTACCAAGAATACGACCAAACACGCCAAGAACGGTTTGATTATCGAGGATATCTTTGATGTATATACCCGACAGGCGGATCAGATGGGAAGCTATCATTCCTTTGTGGTGCCGTTGTCAGATTTTCAAAAGTATTATAATTTCAACGATGTTGAAAAGGGAAATCTCCGGGAGCAGATGGAACGTGTTTACGGCAAGGAAATGGGCGCTTGGGTAGATGCGTTCTTGAAAGATCTGAACGGTGTCGGCAGCGGCGAACGGGAATTGACCTCTAATTTACTGAGAAATGCAAAGTCGGCGGCAGTCGGATGGAACCTGAGAACGGCGATTCAGCAGCCGACGGCATATTTCAGAGCTGCTGCGGAGATTGATCCGAAGTATCTGGCACAGGGATTGAAACTGATGGTTTCAGATGCAGAGTGGGATCAGGTAAAAGACTATTCCCCGATCGCCTGGTGGAAAGACCAGGGATTTTTCGATATCAATACCGGTCGCAGCATGAAGAGTATGCTCATCGGAGCGGACACGACCAGAGAAAAAATGATAAATAAATCAATGGATTTGGCAGGAAAAGGTGATGAACTGGCATGGAAACGCCTATGGATGGCAACCAAAGCAGAGACGGCGGCGCTGCATCCGGAACTGACAGTCGGATCAGAAGAATTTCTGCAGAAGAGTGGAGCGCGATTCTCGGAGATTATTGACAAAACCCAGGTAGTAGACAGTGTGTTTCATAGAAGCTGGGCGATGCGTGAGCAGTGGACGAAATTCTATACGGCATTCATGTCAGAGCCTATCAAGAGCTATAACATGCTTTACCGAGCGGCGATGGACATTGCAGACTCAAAGGAAATCAATGGAAAAGCCGGAAAGGCAGAGAAAACAAAGTTTGCCAGAGTGGCGGCATCATACGCGGTCACAGGTGCGATCACAGCGCTGGCAGCGTCGATCATGGATGTGGTCCGTGATAATGATGACGATAAAGGTATCATAGAGAAATATCTGTCTGCGCTGGGCGGGAATATCGCGGACAACCTTAATGTTTTGAATCTTATTCCGATCGCGAAGGATGTAGTGTCAATGTTTGGCGGAAATTCTGCGGCGCGTATGGATATGCAGGGACTCCAGTACCTTGTCTACGCCTGCAATGAAATGAAAAAGTTCGTGGAAGGCGATAGTAAATACACAACAACCGGAATCATGTATAAATGGATTAGCCCGCTTGCAAGAATGACGGGCATTCCGATCGCCAATCTTCTCCGTGATACAGGCAGCGTAGTTGACACCGCTTT